TGTTATTGTACAAGTGGAGTCTAATGTGCCTGTATATTTAATAAACATAGCTCTTGCTTGGTCTGATGCTCCATCTGCTACTGTACTTGTATGTGTATCAGCATTGGTCGTTATGGCTTCTGTGCCAAAGCCAAGTGCTTCACCAATTAATTCTAAATTAGTGTTTGTTGTTGTTCCCCATGTACCACTACCATCACCAGTTGCTAATTCATTTAGCCTAAGATCATTTACATATGTACTTGCCATTTATTTAGCTCCTAATCTATTCTTATAATTCCACTTGTACCTGCTGCTGGTAAAACAATTTCAAACGTACCACCTGCCACTGTAAAATCACCACCAAAGGCTAAAACTGCTATTGCTTTATCAGATGCAGTATCATTATATATTAATGCACCATTGGCTGTAAAAGTTGCACCTGTCCATGTAGGATTAGCAAAATCTAAATGAGCAGTTGTTCCTGTTGCTGCTGCTGCTTTACTTGTTAGAGTTTCACCACCTGCAGTATACCCAGTTCCAGATATTTCATTTGTGGTTGAATAAGCAGTTGTTGTTGCATTTAAAGTAGCAGAACTTGTAAATAGTGCTATTTTTATAGTGTCAGCTAAAAAATCATGTGTGTCATCACTTAATATTTGCAGTTTAAATGATGTACACATTGCTTGGGCTATCGTCATTAATTTTCTCCTTTATATACCAGCATTATATTCAGCAGAATAATTTCTGCCCATTTCTTGTTGAAACAATCCTATAGCTTCATCAAATTGAGCTTTATATAGTTTTACCATTTCTTCAGCTTTTAGGAAAGTAGAAACTTCATAGAGTGTTGCAGACAATAATACATTCTCTGCATTATCTCCTATCCATGTTGTCGTATTACTTGATGAAAGACCTGTTACTGGTGCAATAAAGTCTACCTCATAGGCAAGAGTTGCACTTGGTGTTGGTGCTACTGTCAATGTAACACCACTTGTTGATGCTGCTTTTGTAGAATACATTTCTGGTGTAGATGTTGAGCTACTATTAGGGTGGTAATCTTTTAAATAACTATCTATCCTATGGTCAAGAAAAAATACATTACTACTACTATCAGTTACAGAAAACTGCCTTACCATTCTTGCACTTGGTATAACTACATCTGCTTCACCAACAACAAAGTTATTTGTTCTTATTTGTCTAAAACAAGGCAAACTAGGCAATCTTTGAAATACCATTTCTTCTGCTTGATCTATAATCTGATCTATAGAGTTGGTTAGCTCTGTACTATCATCTTCTACAAAATTTTGTATATTACTTACTAAAGTTGCATAATTCATTAATCATCACCCCATGTTCCATCACCCCAAGATTCATTACCCCAACCACTAATCTTAATACCCTCTGTTCCTACTGCACCTGTACCAGCCACTCCTGCTTCTGTAATACTTGCTTTAGCAACTTCTGTACCTATAGCACCAGTTCCTGCTACACCTGCTTCATTTATTTTGGTTGTAGGTATAACAGTACCAATAGCACCAGTTCCTACACAACTTGTTTCAGCAATTTCAGTATTAATAAGAATACTACCTAATGCACCAGTTCCTACTGCTACTCCACTATCAGCACCAAAATTAAAACTAAATGATGGTAAACTAGCTACTGATCCTTGACCTTTTATTCCTATACCTTTTTGTGAGTTTTCAATTTTACTTGCAAAAATATCAGTATTAAAACCAACTATGAACCTAACATTTTCTGGATCATTATCAGGTCGTGGCTGAAATAAAGCAGTAGCATCAAAGACATTTTTAGCTGGTGTAAGCTGTGGGTGTTTTATGTCAAATTCAGAAGGTTCAACCCTAAGTTTATCATAGGTAGTTTTAAGTGATGTATAATTGACTTTAAAGCCAGTAATATCACTTATTGCTTTTGATTTTTTACCTGTAGCATATCTTGCCATTAGTTTAAATTCAATGCTGTTGGTTGCACTCTAAGACTAACACCATCATTATCTGATGATGCTGCAAAACTATAAGCTCTCTCATACATTTCATTTAATATTTGAAATTTATCAGGTGCATATTTCATAGCCAACTTAGCTGATAAACCTGCACATATAGTATCACTCCATCTGTAAGGTATATCTGTATCTTGATTAGATGAAGTTACATCTTCTTGTTGGTTCATAGCCCAATATATTAAACTTAATGTAGATGTATTAGGTACTGACCATAAATATATTTCAGGTGTATATTGTCTATCTATCATATATTGGCTAGGTTTACCTGCATTTGTTTTGCTTGGTATTTGATTATATTCTTGCAAAGTAATTTTATTAATAATTTGATCTGTATTAGAAGAACTATCTCTTATAACTGCATCAAGAATATCAATAGTACCTACAGGTAAAACATATTCTGCTGTACCACTAACTAAAGTTAATGTGTTTTGTGTTACAGTCCAATAATTAATTCCACGATTTGCAAATTCAGAAAATAATAAATTTAAACTTCTTCTTGCAGACCTAGCATGATCACCGGTTCTTGTTTGTGTATCAATACCACATCTTTCAAAAGATTCAGTAATTATTTCCTCAACATTAGGTCTAAATGCTACTGTTCCAGATGTTGCCATTATTTTACCTTATGCAAAAAATATGTTGGCTAATACTACTGTTGCGACTGTATACCCAACAGTTAAACCACTACCAAACAAAAGACCTTCATCTGGTATTGTATTATCTATAGTTGTATTATCAGTTCCTAGTGTTTGTGCTTTAAAAATAATAGTTCCATCTTCAGGAGTGCCATTATAAAAATCAACTAGACCTGCTGTTCCTGCAGATACAATAGAGTAACCTTTCATTCTAGTGCGATTACCACCTGAAACTGCACTTGCACATAATGATCCAGAACCTACTGTAATGTTTGCTGCATATTGAGCAGAACACTCTACTGCACTAACTGTTAAAAATAATTTAGCACCTGCTACTGCTTCTGCTGACCCTGTTGATACTATGACTTCTGTAATAGCATTACCAAAAACATCAGTTCCAGTAATTGTGCAAGTTTTTGCATTATCACCAGTACCAGTAGTTGTTACAGTTACATTTCTAGCACCACCACCCAAAAAGGTAGTTTCTGCCATTGTTGCTGAAGTGTTTGGTCTTGCTGCAGTTACAAGCCTATCTGGATCTGCTGCATTTTCATCTGCGATAAATCCAACTTGTACATCACTTTGAATACTCATTTAATTCTCCTTAGTAAAGTGGGGGAAATTAATCCCCCATTAAATTTTATTCAAATAATGTTCTACTAATGCACTCATAATGAACATCAACTGCTTCTGCTGCTGCTGCTCCTGCTTCAATACCAATGTAAGGTATTAAATCAACATCATTAGTTAAAGCTGCACTCTTATTAGTTCCAGATGTTACTGCTGTGCCACCTGTTGAACCTGCTGTTGTAGATACATTATACTGGATACCATCAACAAAGATTGAAACTTGTCTACTGCTATCAATCTCAATTTTAAGATGATAAATAGTATTTGCTGCAACTGTAATTGGTAATGCACTTATATGATCTGTACCACCTACACTATAAATAAAGTGCCATACTGTAAAATCAGTAAATGCTTCAGAGTTTGTAGCATCTGTTTGAAATTTAAAATAGGCTTGGTCGGCATCTGTAGCTACAAGTTGGTCATTAGTTAATTTAAGACCTGCCCATAACTTTTGATTATCAATAGCATTAGTGTTTATTGAACATTCCCAAACTGTTTGGTTTTCTGTTCCCCACTTTGTAGAACCCCAAGCTGTTGCTGCATCTAAATTTGGAGCAAGTATAGCTTGATCTGCATCAGCAGTTGCTGTTGTTAGAGTAATTCCTGCTGCAGTAGCGTTTCTTGTTGCTAATGCACTAGTCATATTTGTACCTAGAACTTCAAAGTTTTCATTTGCACCTGTATTTGCACTTACTGCAAAAGGTAACACTTTAACTCTTAGAGTTGTAGATGCTAAATCAACAGCACCACCTGATTGATTTTCAACATTAACTGTTGCCACATTTGCTGCAGTTACAGTTGCTGTTATTATTAAATCAACACTATCAACACCAATAGAAGCTATCGCAAAGTCACCAAGTGCTGCACCAGTTACAGTTACATCTTCACTTAAATCTGCACCATCAGCAATCTCACCAAAGTCTTTAGTTTCTGACCCTACTAAAAAATTATTTATTTTTGGTAAATTATTAAAATATTCATCTAAATAATATCTGCGAGTATCTTTCGCTGCATTACCATGTAATGTTCTGTCTTGTATTAATCCAGTTGTAGTGTTTTTACTAACTAGGTTTACACTCTCTTGTGATCTTAGTGGACCACTAAATGTTGAAGTACCCATGTAATTCTCCTGTCTTGGGTTGGTTTGCTTGTAAGCAATCAGGGTTTAGGAGAGGAGTTATCCCCTCTCCTATCTTAATTATTATGCAGCACCTTCTGTACCGAAAATACCTCTCCAATCGGTAAAACCGAATGAGTATCTTTCTCTAACTTTGTAACGAACATTACCAGTTTCAAAATCACCTTCCATGCCTTTTTTCATAGGACTTCTTTGGAACATTTTTAATCCATCAGCAACA